GCATGATTAGTTATTGCCATGGCAGCCCATGAGGATAGCATCCCCATTGGTTGTCCTACAGCATAACGAAGTTGCCCTCCCGGATAGTTGAAATCTCTATCAACTAAAAGGGTCTTCCAAAGTGTACTTAGATTTTCAGGTAAGAGTTCGTCAAGAATTCTTGCTTGTAGATCTACAGGCATACGATCTGTTGCGGCCCTAAGGTCATAACAGTTCAATGCCGATGTTCTGGTAAATTTTCTAACTCTCTTAGCAATAAGATTGTGAGAAAATGTTCCATCACATGGAAATCGCTTCAAAGCTTTCATAAGAAAGTCGTGAATCGGTTTCAGTACAGTTTGGGTCCAAATATCAGGAATACAAATTACGCGTGTCTTCCCACCCCCTTCTTGAAGGAAGTGGAGTCGACCCGTCAAATTTGAATAACTTTTATCTGGATCTCTTTCGAGAAGAGAATCAGAAATTAACTTTTCCCATTGAGAAAAGGCGTCATCAGTAAAAACCAATTTAGCCATTTCTTTTTGAGTCTTGTCAATTCCTGTTTCGTTGCAAGCAATTGCATCCAATATACTCGTGTATCCAATCGCATTCGGCCCTTGGGCTGATGCTTTCGGAGTCACAAATATTGGATTGTGGGATGATTTTAATTCGAATTTATCGATTTTCCTAGCTTTAAGGAAGTCCTTAAAGTGGAAGCCAATATCTTCGATTAAATCAACGTATCGACTAGTATGAGATTGAGGATTCACTTGAGTTATGGTGGAAACATCATAACTAACAGGTGCCTTTAACGTTTTGTATATATTACAAATTGTTAAAAGTCCTTGTTTGAATCTAAAATCTGTCATAAGCTGAGGAATTGGTGTCTTAACTCCCTTGATTAGGAAGCTAGGAATACCACTCCTCATCTTCGTCCAGAATATATTCTGGTTGAAGGTTGTACTTTGATCCATACAACTTTGTTGCATGAACCTTAGTATCTCCTTATGATAAATAATTGTCTGGTTAACACCATGATTACTAATCATGGATTCAATGTTGGTTAGATAATTATTACATATAAGTCGAAGGGTTTGATCTTTATAAATAGAACGAAAGTTTTGTTTATAAATTTCTAGTTCTTTTTTCAATTTCATATCTTCTATGATCTTGGAAAAATTCGCTTTCCCATTGTAAACAATGGTGCCGAGAACCCCGCCAGAGAGATCAACCCTGGTGGATACAAGATTAGAGTATAG